TATTCAAGCTGTTCATCTAGCTGTGGGTGTACACCATCAGTTGGTGGAGTAACAGTAGTTCCATGTAGCGCTAATGCAGGTCAAGCTTGTGGAACTTACTCAGCTGGTTGTGGATATGTTGGAACTTACAACTGTGCAGGTGCTTGCACTGGCATGGTTTGTAGTGGTTGCTGCCAGTGTACTAATAGCTGTGCTGGAAATTGTGCTGGCCCTTGTTTAGGTTCTTGGGTAAATAATAATGGAGTTTGTAGCTGTGTAGGAGGCACTACCGTTGGCACTACCGTTGGTACAACCGTTGGTACAACCGTTGGCACTACCGTTGGTACAACTGTAGGAACTACTGTAGGTGCGGTAACCGTAGGCGGGGCAACAGGCACTCCTACAACCCCTTCTACCCCTACATGTGGACAGGCCTGTCAATGTCGTGCAGCTGGCGGTATCTGGAGAGTTATCGGATGTATCTAATACTGTATACTTTAAGCAAAGGAGTAATAAATGAAGCGTAAATTTGCATTTGTAGCTGAAGGTGACGTTTTTATGGTCTGGACTTTTGATAGCGAAGATACTGAAGGCGCATCAGATGAAAAAGTAGAGATGATTTTAGCTGGAATGTCCTCAAATCCTAAAGTTATTGAATTTATGCCTGACCAAGATATTGGAGAAGGTTGGACTCACGACGGTATAGGGTTTGTAAGACCAAGACAACAATAAGGAGCAGAATATGACAACGCCTGAAGAGGGTAATCTAAGCCCTTGGAAACAATGGAAGAAAAACCTTGGTGAAACAAGGCCTTGGGATTTAGTAAATCCAAACGTTGAACGTGTTTCAGATGAAATTCAAAAAACTAGGTACGACATGTGCTTGTCATGCCCAGAGTTAATTGGACTTACTAAACAATGTAAAAAATGCGGCTGTTTTATGCCAGAAAAATCAAAATTAGCTAAAGCTGAGTGCCCTCTTCATAAATGGGGTCAAGTAGAGGTAGCAAAATAATGGGATTTAACCGAGAAGAGTTAGCCCCAGGTATTTGGGCTTATTACGATGTTATGGAGAACCCACAAAGTTTTATAAGTGACATAGAAGGCCTTGTAGAAATAAAACAACTTTCTTGGCAACTTGGTACTATTGGGAATATTGGTGATACCAGCACTGGTTCTTATAAAGTTGACACCGATATAAGAGTTGTTGAAACTATTGGTTTGCAAGGTTTTGATAGAAACCCTAGTTTAAGGAACTCTAATTTTGGAGCAGGTATTCAAGTACACGACCTTTTAAATGAAAAATTGCAGCCAACTATTTTAGATTACGCTACTAGTCATGGGTGCCAACCGTATGCTACGGGGGAATCCTGGCAAATTTTAAAATATGGTAAAGGCCATCATTTTGAAAATCACGTAGACGATAATAAGAGCATGCCTAGAACTTTCTCTATCTCTTACTACCTCAATGATGACTATGAGGGTGGAGAGATTGAGTTCCCACGTTTTGGATTAAAGATTAAACCTAAGGCAAATATGGCTATCCTCTTTGCTGCCAATTACGTCTATAATCACAAGATATATCCAGTGACTGAGGGCTTGCGTTATACGGTAGTCAATTGGTTTGAGTAAAACACCGAGTTTCGCCTGACAATAGGTAAATCCTCTTGGAGAATAGTGATAGCGCCCCCGATATCAGGCGTAATTACCACTCTAGAGAAAACAGGTACTTTTAATGGCAACAGATACATCAGGTCAGCAAGCCGTTGACTTTGTATGGGGTAACTTCCCTATGCAGCCAAATGATGACCGTGCTGCGGCAGTGACCCCAGCAAACATCGGCGGCTCAACAGGCGACTACTCATGGTCAGCTACTACACGTGTAGCAGCAACTCGTTTAGACGCAGCTCTTGACAATCACGCAAACGCAGAAGCAGGTTGGTCAGGATACCCAGCATTTACAGCTGGTACAGGCAACTACATCATTACAGCAGTTTCAGGTGACGGCACAACTGTTACTTACACATCACAGAACAAGCTTGCAGTTGGAGACTCAGTTAATGTTACTGGTCTTTCAGCAGGTGCTTACAATCTTTCAGCAGCAACTGTTGCTACAGCAGATGCTCTTAAGTTCACAGTAACTAACGCAGCTAACGCTGGAGCTATTACAGGCCAGTACGGCAAGGTTCAGCTAACAACTGCTCTAACAGCAGCAGATGGCGCTGGAATCGGCTATATCAACGTACCTTCAGTACTTGGTGACACAACAGCAGTAGCTCTTGATGAGCTTAAGGATGCTGGTTATGAAGCAGCTAACATCACAACTGCAGCAGGTGCAACTAACACTGCTACACAGCCAACTGGCATCAACGTAACAGCAACAACAGCGGCAACAGTAACAATCGCTGGCGGAACTTCTACATGGCCTGTAGGTACTAAGGTCACTATCGCTTCAGGCACAGGTATTCCAGCAGCACTTGTTGGTACTTGGACTGTAACTGGTGGTTCAGGAAGCACACTTGTTATTGCAGGTTCAGGATGGACAGTTGCCAATACTGGCGCTATCACACCTGGAACAGCTCTTACAGGTGCAGCTGGAACAATCAAGACACAGTCAACAGCTGCAGGTGCAGCAACTGTGGCTACAACAGCAACAATTACAATCACACCTTGGGCTTAATAGCCTAAACAAAAAAGCCCCAGCCAATTGGCTGGGGCTTTTTTATTTAAATTTTTCGTCTTTTTATCGAATGTCTGTCTTTCTCGTCAGTGCCCGCCCAAATACCAAGTTCTTGGTTATCAAGCGCCCACTGTAAGCACGGGTTTTGAAAGCTACAACTCCCGCAGACTGTCTTTAGAAACCGTTTGGATTCTAATAACCGTTCTGGGGCTGGAAAAAACATTTCAGTATCCATTCCTTTGCAGGGTTGGGTACCGTCAAAATTTGGTGCGTTAGTACCACTTGTTATTCTGCCAGAATCTCCAAGCATTACATGCGCCATTTGGCTCATTTTCACTCCCATATCTTTTTTCAATATAACGAAGCCCGTATTTTATTTGAAGTTGTGCACTTTCTGTTTTTTCTACCTTGTAGTTGCCCCACGTTGAGGGCATGAACTGTGCAATTCCGTAAGCACCAGAAGACTTATTTAAAGCCTTAGGGTTAAAGTGGCTCTCTTTAGTCCACAGGTTACGGAGACATGTCCATTCGCCAATTGACCAATCTTTTGTATAGACGGTCAGAAAAGCGAGCGCTTCAGCGTCAAAGTATTTGACGGTGTCACTTGCCAAGGCGGCCTTGGCTGCTGATTTTGTTGTTACTACTTTAAGGCGGGAAAGCGATACGGTTATAGGCTTTTCATTGGCTACCAAGAATTTCTGCTCGGCATCCTTTGTACTGCTTAGTGCGTATGCTGGGGTAACTATATGTAACAAGATTAAAAACCCTGCCATTACAGCTGCTCCTACCTTCTTTAAATCAACTGTTAGATTGATTCTGATATTAAGCATTTGATTGCTCCTCTCAGTGCGAAAAGCCACCATCACTGGTGGCTTATCACCTACAAGGTTGCCACAGCCTTACAGGGTAAGTCAAGTGCAAACAGGAAAATTTAAATATTTTTATTTTAATGAGACAAATGGGGTATTTACCTATTTAATTGTGTATTACATCACGCTTGTTTTTATCATATGGACGACATAACGCGCTAATCAAATTTAAACTAGGATTGGTATATTATGTCATTAGCAGAGTGGGCTGGCACATTAGCTGGATTTGCAGCTTTTGGTGCAACTATAATTGCAGCCACATCATGGGTATTAAAATCATACCTAAAGAATTTTGTACATGAGCTTAAGCCCAACGGCGGAAGCTCGATGAAAGATACCGTCAATAAAATTCATGCTGAGATGGTAGACCTACGCATCTGTGTTGCTCGTCTTGAGGGTCGCTTTACACAGCACCTAGACGAAACCGAAAAGTAGGAGTACTCTTTTACTATCCCCACACACATAGGGATAAAAGGAGAAACATGAATAAAGAACAACTTATCTCAGCTCTTGGCACCTATCTACGTGCTTCAGTTGCGTCAGTCGCTGCTCTATACATGAGCGGCATCACAGACCCAAAGACTCTGCTAAATGCTTTCATTGCTGGTCTAGTCGGTCCACTTGCTAAAGCGCTAAATCCTAAGGATAAGGCGTACGGAATCGGTTCTACTAAGTAGAATAAGGGGAGGCGGGTAACTCCGCCTCCCACTATTAGGAGGATATTATGGCAAACGTAAAATGCGACAACTGTGAAACTAATGCAGACTATACCTGCGCTGACCCTGGCGTAAACCCAGTTAACTACTGCTCTACTTGTTTGCCAGCATGGCTTCGTGACCGCGCTAACTTGGGTCACTTCCCATTAGTAGAGGCTATTGATGAAAAGCCTGCTGATAAATCTGCAAAGAAAAAAGCAGAGCCAAAAGCGGACGAAGTAGCCGCGGATGAAAGTAACTAGACGACAAGCAGTTCAAGTTCATCCAGTTCCAGATTCAGTCGTAAACCCGCAAGGACCTTTTCCAAGCGAACTATTTAGGGAATCCCGAATAGTTACTGATTATGACTCTCCTCAAGATGAGGATGGCTCAGACTTTGAATTAGGCGCTACTGCCCAAAATAATTACAACCCACCTAAGTATCTTCGCTGCGCTCGTTGTTTTGCACGTGTTTTAGAGACTGAGACCCAGTTACATAGCTGTGAGGAATAATGGCTACAAAAAAACAAAAAGAGACAATATCTTCTCGCTTTAAAGAAGTTAGCGACGAATTACAAAGAAAAAACGACTTTGACTCTAGAGTTCCAAAAGACGTTACTGAAGCTGGTACTAAACTAGAAACAGCTCCTACCAGTAACCCGCCAAGACCGCGAGCAAAGAGTATTGGTTATAACGCTAACTCTAGAACCCTGTATGTTGTTTTTAGAGACAACACTTGGTGGGAGTATAGAAACGTCCCTACACAAATATGGGTAGGGCTTCAAAACTCTTCATCTACTGGAAAATACCTAAAAGAATCTGGTTTAGACACTTGGTCTGATATGGGACCTGCAAACTTAGACACGATGTCTACAGAAGCTAAAACACGCATGAGTGATAACGCATCTAAATCTGATAAAATTCAAGGATTGCCCACCTTAGACGATTACTTGTTTGGACCTAAAAAATAAGATGAAATCATACGGACCACTATACGGAGGAACTCTAAGGTACTGGCACAAGAAAGCTTTACCTGTAATTGAAGTAGGAACTACCCAAGAAATTGAACACCCGTACCGTTTAGGCAAATGCCTAGTTTTTAGAGTACCATTTACAAACCCTGGTTTCTATTTTGGGGTTTGGATTAATAACCCAAACGTTAACCCTGATGATGACGCAAGGGTAGATGAGATATTAAAAGGAGCTATGAGAGGGCGAACTGCCTGGAAACCAGAGGACGGGGCATATGATGAGTTTTTTTAAAGATAAAGAGCCATGGGTAAAACCATTTTCTGAAAAAGTGGCAAGACGTGTATCTAAGATACCTACTGGTGAATTAGAAATGTGGTCAGAACAGGCCCTAATTGATATATCTAGATGTCTATCGTCTTACTCTAAAAATAGAGACATGGTATTTTTAAATGAAGCCCTGCAAGGTTCCGAAGCTTTACATGCCGTTGTAAATGAGTTGCACACCAGAATGAAAAGTCGTTAAATCTATTTGTCGATTTTATGCTAAACTTTGTTCTGCCTCTCTTCCTCTCCCCGTGTGGTGGCATCAAAAGGTCCTGGGTATAACTGCCCAGGCTTTTTGTTTTCTATTAAACTAAGGTTAATATGGACAACAACATTGTTTTAGAAGAAGATGACGAAGAGTTTTTCCCTGAGGATGAACTCGAAAACGAGGACGCCCTTCCCGAAGAAGAGGAAGAAGAACTTGATGAGTTATCTAAAGAGTTTGTTAAGAAACTAGTTGACCGTTGCATTCAATTTATGGATGCTCTTGTAGGTCACACCCTTCACCCCTATCAAATGCCGCTTGCTCGCCGCATTATTGAATCTGTACTTATTAATGATGGTGAAGAAGTAACCGCACTTGCTGCACGTCAGTCAGGTAAATCAGAAACTATTGCTAACACTGTAGCTACACTTATGGTACTTCTTCCAAGACTTGCAAAAATGTACCCAGACCTACTTGGTAAGTTTGAAAATGGTATTTGGATTGGTATGTTTGCTCCTGTTGAAGGTCAGGTAGAAACCCTTTTTGGTCGTACTGTTAATCGTCTTACATCAGAGCGAGCGCTTGAGATTCTTGGTGACCCAGAGATTGATGACTCGTTAGGTAAAGTTCCTGGTGTTACACGACAGATTAAATTAAAGAACTCTGGTTCATCTTTAATGATGATGACAGCTAACCCTAGAGCTAAAATTGAATCTAAGTCTTTCCATCTTATTGTTATTGATGAGTGCCAAGAAGCAGACGACTTTGTAGTATCTAAGTCTATTTCACCTATGTTGGCGTATTACTCAGGAACAATGGTGAAGACTGGCACTCCTACTACTCATAAGAATAACTTCTATCGTTCGATACAATTAAATAAACGTCGTCAAACAGGTACACGAGCACGGCAGAACCACTTTGAGTGGGATTACCGAGACGTATCTAAGTGCAACGCTAATTACGCAAAGTTTATTAAAAAAGAGATGCTTCGTATTGGAGAGGACTCAGATGAATTCCAAATGTCCTACTGTTGTAAATGGTTGCTGGAGAGAGGGATGTTCGTTACATCTACAATCATGGACGAACTTGGAGACACCTCACAAGAGTTGGTTAAAGCTTGGCATCGTTCTCCAGTTGTGGTCGGCATCGACCCCGCTCGCAAATTGGACTCGACGGTCGTCACGGTGGTCTGGGTAGACTGGGATAGACCAGATGAGTTTGGGTATTACGACCATAGAGTTTTAAATTGGTTAGAAATTCAAGGAGATGATTGGGAAGACCAATATTTCCAAATAGTTAACTTTCTTGGAAGTTACGATGTACTTAGTGTAGGTGTTGACGCTAACGGTGTGGGTGACGCAGTTGCTCAAAGATTAAGGTTGTTACTTCCTAGAGCTGAGGTTCACTCTATTGGCAGTAGCCAACCTGAACAATCAAAACGTTGGAAACACCTTAAGGCATTAATTGACCGACGTATGGTTGGTTGGCCCGCTCATGCAAAAACACGAAGGTTACGTACTTGGAAGCGGTTTTACCAACAGATGACAGATTTGGAAACCAAGTTTACTGGACCTAACTTTCTTGCCCATGCCCCCGATGAAGCCCACGCCCACGATGACTATGCCGATAGCCTAGCTATTGCTTGTGCACTAACCCTAGACTTAACCATGCCTATGGTTGAGGTATCTAGCTCCCCATTCTTTAAATAGTTGCTACTTTAGCCTGACTTTACATTCAACCAGCAGGATACTTTTCTACGAGGTCCTCAACCCTTATAAGGAGTAATAAAAATGGCAATTGCCCCAACACCAAAGTTTCCTGAACGTCCAGGCAACACTTACGACCGTAAGATGTCCCCTGCAACTCCAGGACAACGTGGCCCTCTTCGCTTTGAAGAAGGTCTTGCAACAGACACCGACATTCCACAGGAATTTACTAACGGTGCAATGCAGGGATACGAACCTGCAGCAGGTCGTCCTAACCGTAACAAGCCAGTCCACACAAAGACAGCTGAAGAAACAATGCGCGAGCGTGCTCACGTAGGTTCAGCAGCTTGGGTAGAAGCACCAGCAAACTTGTCAGAGTTTTCTGCTGGCGCATTTGCTGACCATGGCGATAACCGCTTTGAGGAAGTTTTCCGCAGCGGCGCTAATCAAAAAGCATCTAACCCTTCAGTCGTAAACGATTAATTAGGTTTCCTACCCCCGTTTTTCTACAGGCGTTTAACATACCTGGCGGGGGTAGGTTCCTTATTTATAAAAGGATTTGATATGGCACTTATTAGAGGTAAAGAAGTAAAGGAAACGGAAAATCGGGAAGCCGCTAATCCTAAACTTTGGAACATGATTACTGCTCAAGCAGGGACAAAATTTTCTAAAAACTCTCCCGCCCGAGGTCACTGGATTCATGCCAGATACAACCAAATGGGCGGTCAATATGTTAAATCTAAAAAAGAGGTGGACCCCCGTTTTAGAGATTACGCACACGAAGCATTAGAGAAAAAAGAAGAGTCAGAAAAAAAGAAGGTCACTAAGCCAGTTGCTAAAAAAGTTTTAAGCAAAAAGCGCTTTAGCTAAATTTACTATTCGTGGTATTCTTAGCGCCTCTTAAGTTAGAAACAGGTGAGTTTTGAGCGGTATTGATTTTTCGCCTCCCTCATACAGGGCTGCATCTAGCGACCTTACAATATCTATCTCTCCCCTTGGATTGGTGGAACTAGCAGATGAAGAGTTCGAAGTTCACGGCCCTCGTCTTAATCGCTATTCTCTTAACTGGGCCATGTATCTTGGTCATCACTATTCTTACCGCCGTCAAGTAGGCGAATCACAATTAGTTCTTAACTATTTCCGCGCTTTTTCAGATTTTATTATTAACTTTACTTTTGGTAAGGGTGTTAACTTTCGCTCACCAAAAGAAACTGAAGCTATTGTTCCTGACCTTCTTGAAAGAGTATGGGAAGTAGATAACAATAAAGCTACAGTATTGTGGGAAATGGGTCAGCAAGGCGCTGTATCTGGAGACTGTTTTGTTAAGGTTGCCTACGAAGAGCCTTGGACAGACCCTTCAGGAATGCAACATCCAGGTCGCGTACGCATCCTTCCACTTAACGCGTCTTTTTGTTTCCCAGAGTTTCACCCGCATGACCGCGAACGTTTAATACGTTTTAAATTAAAGTACCGTTTCTGGGGCACATCTCTTGAAGGTACACGTCAGGTATTTACTTACACTGAAATCCTTACAGAAGATGTGATTGAGGAATACATCAACGATGAACTTATTGATTCTCGCCCTAACCCGCTTGGCACTATTCCCATTATTCATATCCCTAATATTCGTATTAGTGGTTCTCCTTGGGGTCTCTCTGATTGTCACGACGTTATTAATATCAATCGTACTTATAATGAAACTGCTACTGATATCGCTGACATCGTTAACTACCATGCTGCGCCCGTCACGGTCATCATCGGTGCTAAGGCTTCTCAGCTTGAAAAGGGCGCTAACAAAGTCTGGGGTGGTCTACCAAAAGACGCAAGAGTAGAGAACCTAGAAGGTGGAGCACAGGGTCTTAAAGGCGCTATGGAGTTCTTAGCTATGCTCAAGAAGTCCATGCATGAAATGATTGGTATTCCTGAGACCGCTCTTGGTCAAGCACAGCCTATCTCTAACACATCAGGCGTTGCGCTATCTATCCAGTTCCAGCCTTTGATGAACCGCTACCACCAAAAGATTATTCAATATGCACGTGGCTTAGAGCGGGTTAACGAGTTAATCCTACGTAGCCTTGCAGTTAAAGAGCCAGAGACCTTTACTTGGAACCCTGATACAGATGTTAAGTTAAAAAAGGGACAAGTTGCTCAACTAGACCCTAATGACCCCATCACATACCTTTCATATGTACATTTCCCACAGCCTCTGCCATTAGATAAGTTAATTGCTCTTAATGAGGTTCAATCTATGCTTTCTCTTGGTCTTGAGTCTAAAGAAGGCGCACTTAGAACTCTTGGAGAAGAGTTCCCTGCTGCAAAACTTAATGAGATTCGTCAAGAACTTCTTGATGACGCTACCGCTGACGGAGCGCTTAAGTTGCTACAAACTCAAATTGAACAAGAAATTGCAGAATTAACAGGAACTATGCCAAATCCAGAAACTGGTGGTGCCCCAGGCGCTCCAAGCGCAACTGGTAAACCAGGCGCTCCTGCTGTATTACCACCAACAATAGATGGCGCACTAGCAGCCGCGGACATGGGTGAAGCCGACCTCCGCAACAAGCTAGTAACAGAAGCTTATGGAACAGTCCTCCCTCAGAGGCGCGTTCCAGAAGAGTACGAAAAATAGTCGTTTAACCTGACATTTTCGTGCTGAAAGGACAGAATATAAACAACGTTTGGTCATATGTGTTATTAATTCGGACAACGACCCCTAGGATGTAAGGAAGCAAAAATGGAAACAGCAGAAGTAAACGCCGAGGCCTTTGCGGTCGAAGCAGGAGTAGTTCCAGTTGTAGCGCAGTCGTCAGACAACGCAGTTGTCGCTGACGCACCTACTACTAAGGCAACTTCCAAGTTTTATACGGAAGATGACTTGGCAAAAGTTCGTAGCCAAGAGAAAGAAAAACTCTATCCTCAGATTGATAAGTTAAAGGAAGAACTAGATTTACTTAAGCGTGAGCGTGAAGAAGCAGCAGCAGCACGTGCAGCAGAAGAAGCAGCACGAGCAGCAGCAGAAAAAGAAGCTCTTGAAAGTGATTTAGATGTTCGTTCTTTACTTAAGCAAAAAGAATCAGAGTGGCAGGAGCAGTTGGAGCGTGAGCGCCAAGAGCGCGAACGAGCCTTTGCTCTTCTGGAACGCGAAAAGTCTTTTGCTGATTTACAGAGCTACCGTACACAACGTGTAGAGGCAGAACGTGATAACATTATTCCTGAACTACTTGACCTAATTAGCGGTAACAACCGTGAAGAATTAGATTCAAGTATTGAAGGTTTAAGAGAACGTTCTGCAAAAATTCTTGAATCGGCGCAATCTGCTATGCAGAACGCTAGAAAAGAAATGACGGGGACACGGGTAACCACGCCCCCAGCTGGACCACTGGAAACTAATATGGAGCAACGTAACTTTACGGCTGAGGATATCTCAACCATGTCGATGAACGATTACGCAAAATACAGAAGCAAGCTATTGAGTCCAAAAGCTCAAGGCAAGTCTTCGGGGCTGTTCGGTTAATCCCACCAAAACCCAAATTCAACTAAGGAGTCATAGCTAAATGGCATCAGGTATTACAGGTACAGGCAATCTTGCCGCAGCACCTACAGCGTACTCAGGTACAAATACACAGCTGACTCAAGCGATTCAGACAATTTGGTCAAAGGAAATTCTTTTCCAGGCCATGCCAATCTTGCGCTTTGAGCAGTTTGCAGTA